CTCGATGGAGATGAACCGTATCGACGCGCTAATCGCTGACCCGAACGTCTACTACGATCCCGATGCAATCAACGGTTTCGTGCTCTTCTGCGAGAACGAGCTGACGCTGACGGATGGAACTGATCTACACCTACTGGACTCGTTCAAACTTTGGGCCGAACAGATCTTCGGTTGGTACTACTTCGTTGAGCGAAGTGTGTATGAGCCGAACCCAGACGGCAAGGGTGGTCGTTACGTTCAGAAGGTGATCAAGAAGCGACTCACGACCAAGCAATATTTGATCGTGGCTCGTGGTGCTGCCAAGTCGATGTATGCGGAGTGCATCCAAGCATATTTCCTCAACGTTGACACCAGCACAACGCACCAGATCACAACGGCGCCGACCATGAAGCAGGCCGAAGAGGTGATGTCACCTTTCCGAACTGCTATCACGCGCGCGCGTGGGCCTTTGTTCAAGTTCCTCACTGAGGGATCGATGCAGAACACCACTGGATCGAGAGCCATGCGTCAGAAGCTGGCATCCACGAAGAAAGGCATTGAGAACTTCCTGACCGGTTCGCTTCTAGAGATCAGGCCGATGACGATCAACAAGCTTCAGGGCTTGCGTCCGAAGATCTCGACAATCGATGAGTGGCTATCCGGCGACCTCCGTGAGGACGTTGTGGGCGCCATCGAACAGGGAGCCTCCAAGCTGGACGACTACTTGATCGTAGCGATCAGCTCTGAAGGAACCGTTCGCAATGGATCTGGTGACACCATTAAGATGGAGTTGGCGGACATCCTAAAGGGTGACTACATCGCTCCGCATATTTCCATCTGGCACTACAAGCTGGATGAGCTCGAAGAAGTGGCCGACCCTTCTACTTGGGTGAAAGCGAATCCAAATCTTGGCGCCACTGTTACGTATGAGACGTATCAGCTGGATGTGGAGCGGGCGGAGAAGGCCCCCGCTTCGCGGAATGACATTCTTGCCAAGCGGTTCGGTATCCCGATGGAAGGTTACACTTACTTCTTCACGTACGAGGACACGCTTCCACATCGTCGGCAAAGCCCACGAGGAATGCCGTGTTCACTTGGCGCTGACCTCTCACAGGGCGACGACTTCTGTGCGTTTACCTTCTTGTTCCCATTGCGGAACGAGCGGTTCGCCGTCAAGACTCGTAGCTACATCACTTCGTTGACTTTGATGAAACTTCCGGGTGCTATGCGACACAAGTACGAGGAGTTCATCAAGGAAGGCAGTCTACACGTTCTCGAGGGCACTGTCCTCGACATGATGGAGGTGTACGACGACCTTGACTCGTTCATCAATGAAGAAGAGTACGACGTTCGAACACTTGGGTATGACCCGTACAACGCGAAAGAGTTCGTCACACGCTGGGAAGCTGAAAACGGACCCTTCGGGATTGAAAAGGTCATCCAAGGGGCTAAGACGGAAACAGTCCCGCTAGGTGAGCTGAAGAAGCTCGCTCAAGAGCGAATGTTGATCTTTGACGAAGAACTCATGTCGTTCACGATGGGCAACGCGATCACCATCGAAGACACGAATGGTAACCGCAAGCTCTTGAAACGACGACAGGACGAGAAGATCGACAACGTAGCCGCCATGATGGACGCTTACGTTGCGTACAAGCTGAACAAGGAGGCGTTTGAATGATTCCTGAGAAACCGCCTCTTGACGAGCTCGTCCATCACGGCGTCAAGGGGATGAAGTGGGGTGTTCGACGCGATCGCAGTAGTCCTGGCGTTGTTACTCGTGGAGCACGTCGGTTGGCAACGGCTTCAACACAGAAAGCCATCAACCAGCACACGAGAGCTCTCAACAACAAGGGTCTGATTGGCAAAGCTGCACTCGTGGACAAGCACACCTGGGGACGCAGTGGTCGGTTTGAGGCCTACCACAACAAGCGGATCTCAGAGCTTCATCGATCGCAGCAACGGATCGCAAAAGGCCATCTTACGGCCCGCACGTTGATATTTGGTCCGCAGTACTCGAAGGCGTAGTAGGAGGGAGGTGGAATGGCAAGCATCGGGTCAAGACTGAAGCACGCTTGGAACGCATTCGTCAATCAGTCCGATCAGCAGCGCATGGACACGTACGGAATGACTACTTCGTATGGACGTCCTGACCGCATGCGGTACACATATTCGAATGAGCGTTCCATCATCTCCTCGATCTACACGCGATTGACCATCGATGTCGCGGCAGTAGAGATGCGCCACGTCCGACTGGATGACAGCAATCGTTACCAGGAAGACGTGGACAGCGGTTTGAACAACTGCTTGACACTTGAAGCGAACATCGATCAAGAAGCTCGAGCGTTTCGACAGGACATCGTGATGACACTGCTTGACCGTGGTGTTGCCGCGATTGTTCCAATCGATACGACGATCGATCCAAGTCAGAGTGCCTCATACGACATCCAGACATTGCGTGTCGGTGAGATCGTGTCGTGGATGCCGAACCACGTCAAGGTTCGTGTCTACAACGAAGCTAAGGGCATTCGACAGGACATCGTCCTCGAGAAGAAGTACGTCGCGATCGTCGAGAACCCGCTTTACGCGGTGATGAACGAGCCAAACTCGACCTTGCAGCGGATCATCCGGAAGCTCAACCTTCTGGACGCCGTGGACGAGCAGTCTGCATCTGGCAAGCTCGACCTGATCATCCAGCTTCCATACGTGATCAAGTCGGAAGCCCGACGCAAGCAGGCTGAGGAACGACGCAAGGACATCGAGGTTCAGCTCAAGGGCAGCCAGTACGGCGTTGCTTACACAGATGGTACCGAGAAGATCACTCAGCTGAACCGGCCCGCCGAGAACAACCTGATGGGTCAGATCGAGTACCTCGTCGAGATGTTGTACGGTCAACTTGGCCTTACCGTCGAGGTTATGAATGGCACGGCCGATGAGAAGGCCATGCTGAACTACAACAACCGCACTGTTGAGCCAATTCTGGCCGCCATCGCTGGTGCAATGAAGCGGACGTTCCTCACCAAGACCGCTCGCACTCAGAAGCAGTCGATCATGTACTTCCGGGACCCGTTCAAGCTGGTTCCGATGCAGAACATCGCTGAGATGGCTGACAAGTTCGCTCGCAACGAGATTCTCACCTCAAATGAGATTCGGCAGATCATCGGCTTCAAGCCTTCGAAGGACAAGAATGCTGACAAGCTGATGAACAGCAACATGCCGAAGCCACATCCGTTGCCAGGCGACCCACAAACTGATCCGTTACGGAAACAACTAACGGATCCAAACGCTCCAGCATCGCTCGTCACGCCGCAGCCTTCTGCGCCTCGCAGAATTCCGCCGCATCGTGTGATGCCAAGACCGGCTCCGTCAGGGTCGGGTAAGCCAGCCTAGAAAGGGAGGAGAACAGTCAAAATGGAACCTGATTTCAGCGGGTACGCCACCAAGGCTGGGCTCAAGTGCTCCGACGGCCGGACGATCATGCCGGAGGCCTTCAAGGCCATGGATGGCAAGACAGTTCCGCTGGTCTGGCAGCATGGACACAGCGCTCCAGGAAACGTCCTTGGGCACGCGGTGCTCGAGGCTCGGGACGACGGCGTGTACGCCTACGGCTACTTCAACGACACGCAGCCGGGACAGAACGCCAAGGCCCTTGTGCAGCACAAGGACATCACCACCCTGTCGATCTACGCCAACCAGCTGGTTGAGCGTGCGAAGCAGGTCTTCCACGGCGTCATTCGTGAGGTCTCCCTGGTGCTTTCGGGCGCCAACCCGGGTGCTCTCATCGACTTCGTCGCGATCCAGCACGACGACGGCAGCGAAGACACGGTTCTCAGTGACGAGGCGGTCATCTACACCGGTCTCGAGCTTCAGCACGCCGACACCACGGATGCTGAGGACGCTGCAGATGGTGGCGCAGACGAAGCCACCGAAGACGATGCCACGGTTCAGGAGGTCTACGACTCCCTGACCCCGCAGCAGCAGGACGTCGTCCACTACATGATCGGTGCCGCTCTCGAAGAGGCCGGCGTTCAGCACTCCGACGGCAAGGACGGCAAGGACGGCAAGGACGGCGAGGGCGACCTCTCACACGACCAGGAAGGAAAAGAAGGCATGTCTCGAGTCAACGTGTTCGAGAGCCAGAGCGGCAAGGAAGGTGCCGGCGACGAGGGTCACGTCCTCACCCACGACGCGATCAAGGGCATCGTCGAGGACGCTCAGCGTCGCGGCTCTCTCAAGTCCGCTGTCGAGGCGTACGCGCTTCAGCACGGCATCGACAACATCGACGTCCTGTTCCCGCAGGCCAAGAACATCGACCAGACCCCGGAGTTCCTCTCCCGCCGCATGGAGTGGGTCGCCGGCGTCCTGGACGGCACTCGCAAGAGCCCGTTCACTCGAATCCGGTCGCGTCAGGCCGACATCACGATGGACGAGGCCCGGGCGAAGGGCTACATCAAGGGCAACCTGAAGAAGGAAGAGTTCTTCAGCGTGTCGGCCCGCATCACCACCCCGACCACGATCTACAAGAAGCAGAAGCTCGACCGGGACGACATCCTCGACATCACCGACTTCGACGTCGTGGTGTGGATCAAGGCTGAGATGCGTCTCATGCTCGAGGAGGAGCTCGCTCGCGCCATCCTGATCGGTGACGGTCGGGACGTTGCGGACGAGGACAAGATCAAGGACCCGGTCGGCGCGGTCGAGGGTGCGGGCATCCGTTCCATCCTCAACGACCACGAGCTGTACGTGACCCAGGTCAGCACGAGCGTTCCTGCCGTGGGGCAGAGCTTCGAGCCGGTGGTCGAGGACATCCTCCGGGCCCGCTACTACTACCGGGGCACCGGCCAGCCGACGTTCTACACTACGAACGCGATGGCGACCAACATGCTCCTCTCGAAGGACGGTTTCGGCCGCCGGCTGTGGAACAGCAAGGCAGAGCTCGTGTCCGCGATGAACGTGTCGGACATCGTCGAGGTGCAGGTCATGGACCAGGAGCCGGACGTCGTCGGCATCCTCGTCAACCTCAATGACTACGTCGTCGGCACCGACCGCGGCGGCGAGGTCAACCTGTTCGACTTCTTCGACATCGACTACAACCAGTACAAGTACCTGATCGAGACCCGGTGCTCCGGTGCTCTCGTGAAGCTGAAGAGCGCGCTCGTCGTGCGCAACGTCGGTGCCACGCGGACCGGTGGCGTCGCGGAGACCTCGGTCACCCCGACTGCTCCGACCTTCGACGGTACCACGATCACCATCCCGACCGACACGGACACGGACTACTTCGCTGACGGCAACCCGGTTGCTGACGGTGACACGGTCGCAGTCGCCGTCGGTCAGGCTGTCACGATCACGGCTGCCCCGACCACCGGCAACTACTACCCGACCGGCACGCAGGACAGCTGGACGTTCGCCAACAACACCGGTCTCTGATCCACGGAGCTGCTGATGGCAAAGTTCTTTGGTGCTGTCGGCTACGGCGAGATGACTGAGACGGCCCCTGGCGTTCACGAAGAGGTCATCACTGAGTTCGAGTACTACGGTGACTTTGAAAGGAATGCCAGGGGTCTTCAGCCTGGAGTAGATGTCAACGATGATATTTCTGTTGACGCTTCGATCAGTATCGTCGCGGATGCTTACGCCAACGAACATTTCTTTGCCATGCGGTACGTAAGTTGGGCGGGGACGTTGTGGAAGGTTTCACACGTCGAGGTGCAACGTCCTCGTCTCATCTTACGGTTGGGAGGTGTCTACGATGGACCGACTCCTTCTCCAGTCAGCCCTTGAGGAGATACTGGGGTCGGAGAACGTATATTTCCAACCTCCGAGCAATGTGCAAATGTCGTATCCAGCAATTGTCTACTCACGAGACAATCTGCATACGAAGTTCGCTGACAATCTTCCGTACGGTACGGATGCCCGCTACCAGGTAACGGTTATCGACCGTAATCCAGACAGCGATATTCCGTCAAAGATTGCCGCATTGCCGAAGTGTGTATACGACCGGTTCTTTGTGGCAGACAACCTCCACCACGACGTGTTCAGACTCTACTTCTGAAAGGAAGGACATGACAAAGCTTCAGTGGGATCAGGTAGGTGAGCGCGACTACGAGGCAGGTGTCGATCGGGGCGTTCTCTTCCTCTCCGACGCGAGCGGTGTCTACGACGAGGGCTACGCCTGGAATGGCTTGGTCACCGTCACCGAGGCACCGAGCGGCGCTGCTGCGAACCCGCAGTACGCGGACAACATCAAGTACCTCAACCTGCTCTCGGCCGAGCAGTTCGGCGCAACGATCGACGCTTTCACCTACCCTGACGAGTTCGCCTCGTGTGACGGTACGGCGGAGCTGGCATCGGGCGTCCAGATCGGTCAGCAGAGTCGTCGGACCTTCGGTCTGTGCTACCGCACTCGCGTCGGCAACGACGTGGACGGCACCGACCACGGCTACAAGCTGCACCTGGTCTACGGTGCTCTTGCTGCGCCGTCGCAGAAGGCCTACGGCACGATCAACGACTCGCCGGCTGCGCTCACGTTCAGCTGGACGGTCACGACCACTCCGGTCGACGTCTCAGGCACCGACCCGGTCACGGGCAAGCCGTTCAAGCCCACGGCATCGCTCACGATCGACTCGACCAAGGTCGATGCAACGGCTCTGGCAGCTCTCGAGGACGAGCTCTACGGTACGGCTGGCGCGGACCCGCGTCTTCCGCTTCCGGACGAGGTCATCGCCCTCTTCGCTGGCACGGTCACGACGGTCACGACGCAGGCTCCGACCTACAACGCGTCGACCGACATCATCACCATCCCGACTGTGGCTGGTGTGCAGTACCAGGTCGGCGGCGTCGATGTGCCGGCAGGTCCATACGGTCCGATCACGGGCGACACCGTTGTCACCGCGGTTCCGGCTCCGGGTTACGACTTCACCGACACGTCGGACACCGACTGGACCATCGTCTACAGCTAGAAGATGACAGAAGGAGGCCAGAGAATGCTCAAACTCGTT